CTTTCATATCTTGCTACCCGCTCTGGGTTAGTAAAAATTCTATTATTAGCATTTGTTTGAAATGCCATAATGTCATTTTCCTCAGCATCTTTAACATAAATCTCGCCGCTAGATCCGCCTGTATCCAGTGGCGCATATTTAGAAACTAGAGATATTTGGTTATTATATTTCCAATTTTCTGCTTCTGAAAATGAAAACAATGTTTTACTATCATACGCTCCAGCAGTTGGGTTTGCTCCAGCAGAGTAAACTCCTATTTCAGAAATCTCATATCTTTCTTCTGTAGGCAGTTCTGCTGTTAACACAACTTTTGCTGTTCCGTCGTCATCCTTAACAAAGCCACGAGATGTTATTGGGACTCTAAACATTTCAAAATCTAATGATTTTTTTTCTGAATAGTCCCCGAAAGTTGCATCTGGATTAAGCGGAGTTGGTCCACACCCTACTGCAATAAATGAAGCATATGCAGGAGATTGACCTACCAAGTACTTAGCAATTATAGACTTACCGTTATTAGTTATCATAGTTATTCCACCTCATATATTGTATCACTAAGTACAATTCCCTGTTGAAGAATCTGTACCTCCACCTGCTCTTCTTTACCCATATTGATAACATTAATGATTATATTACCACTCACTGGATCACAATATACTATTTTACAATTTGGAACCTCATTGCCATCTACTATTGTGTACCCAGTACCGCAGTCTGGTACCCTATCTCCAAGTTTAATTGGAAAGTTTCTAAAATAAGATTCTGAAGTTTTTTGTAATGCTAAAATATTTTGAGGGTTATATTGAAAAAATATAGAACTTAGATTTTTAATAGGTTTATAAATAACATCTTGTCCATTAATTAAGTCATTTCTAGATATATTAATTAACTCATGTCCCCCAATATCTTCAAACACTAAGTCTGTCATTATTTCAATTGGCACAGTTTCATTTGGCATTAATATTAAATCTGGAGTTGCCACTCTAACTGCAGGAGTTCCTGGAGTTGGACTATTTGTTGCGGGTAATTGTGGCGTTGGATCTACCATTACAGCACCTCACTTAAATAAATAAGCATATTTGGACCATCCACACCTTTTGAATAGTCCATATAGTAAACAACATATCTACCATTTTCTATTTTTTCAATATTATTTTTTTTATATTTAACAGAAACTATATCTCCTAATTGTATGGTTGGATTACTAAAAACTTTTATTCCTATAGATTTTCTTGGTTTACTTATTTTAGACATTAGCCATTTCATCAAATCACTAGCATCGTCTTGAGTTTGAATATATGGAGCAGAAATTGAAAAATCATTTTTGCCATATGTCATTCTGCTTAATTTAATATTTTCATAGTCTTTATTAATTTTAAATGGTGAAACTATAACATTTGATCCTTCTATTATTGGATCAGATAAAGAACTATTTTTTATAAAGTAATCATCAACACTTAGTTCATTATTTGACTGTTGTGTAAAAGTTACTCCCTGAATTCTTAAATAATTTCCAGTTGTTTCATCTAAACTAAGTGCTGTATCTGTAGCATTAAATATCATAAACTCTGCTCCATATGATCCTGCTCTAAATCCAGAAACTGTATATCCTTTAATTCTATTAAAAGTTGGAGAAAGTTTTGCGTATAATGCTGGATATGCCTTATCATATTTAATGTTAAAGGTTGCTGCTTCTCTCATAATAGTACCAAATTCTTCAAAGTATATGTTATATTTTGGAGGCTGAGAACTGCTTATTCCTGAGAGATATGTTCCTTGAATTATACCGCTCATCGCATACTTTCTAAATGATTCTGTAGCGTCAATTTCGTCATCAAAAATATTATTGACTGGAGTGTTTAAAGCAAACTGTGTATTTTGACTATAGTTATTGGCAAGAGCATATATATTTTCAAACATTACTCTAGATGAACCTCTAACAAAAAGAGCCATATTATTATATGCTGGCAGTGGATCTTGATCAACAACAGTTGTTAGCAAAGACCCATTCATATAAATATGAAATCTTCTTGCATTTCCTATATCTTCATACTCTACACCTATATCATAGACTGTAGGATTTTCTTCTGCCACCATTCTATACTGACCAGTAAACTTGCCATCATCTACTATAATATTTCCCAGGCCCTCCCATATTTTTACTGGTATTGCGTCAGAAGATACAGAATCTTTTTTAATTTTATAAAATATAACATTATGAACATTTTGTTTTTCAAGTGTAGTTATGTTAGCACTTCCTAATGCACTTAGTTCTAGATAATAGCCGTTATTAGTTTCTGGATTTATCATCATTGCCATACCGCCACCGCCACCAGATATTGTTATATCTTTATCTGGAGTTAATCCTGGAATGACAAAATAGTTTGTGCTTCCATTTGATGCTTGACCTCTACCAAGTCCACTTTCTATTTTGCCAATAATTCGCATTCTGGTTCCAAAATGTTTATATCTATTGTCTAAGGGTTTGTATAGGTAAGATATAAAATCTCTAGGTTTATCTGTTGCAGAAAATGATGGTCCTTGCATTACTAATGCTGAAGACTGAATTGTTCCAGGTTTTGTATTTTTAAATGTATTAATATCTGACTCTGCAATATATGAAGAAGACATAAAATTTCTTATAACACCAGTTCTAGTTGTTTTTTTTGCAAGTTCATTGTTTTGACCAGCAATACCTACGACAGTAGAAGGAACAGTTAAATCATTTTCAAATAAATATTTAGATTGCATCATACAGCCACGAACGTTGCTATTGTTTGTCCAATATTCCGACAGACCTGCACTGTGTGTAGTCGCTGTTGTTCCAAACTGCCCTCTTCCATGCAATGCTACTGGACCATTTTTAAGTTTTAAAAATCCGCTAACTTCTTCGTAGTTTGGAACAGAGTATATTCTAACTAATCCTGTAGGATATATTTTTCCATTAAATGGTAAACTTGAAAAATAATATTGATACTCTTGATTATTACTAATCCAAACATTTCCTACGCCAGATACATTGAACTGTACGGCATCATACTTAATAATTTCTCCATTTGAATAAAAGTATCCATTATACCTAGATATCCAATAAACTCCTTCTCCAAAATCAATGACATTATTTATTACTTCTCTATTGATAACTTGCGGTAGATCTATTGACAAATCTGAATTTAATGGAATTGCTGAAAGAGTATAACTTGATTGCACTGCTGTTTCACCATTTATTGACTTTGTGTTTTCAGTTCCAGCAACTTCCCATAAAAGCACTGGCTTATATATCCATGATCTTTCCATATCAATCATACTGGCTTGCTTAATTGTGCCTACAGATCTTTGAATATATTTTTCAGAATAATTAATTCTTCCATCATTATAAACTTTATTTTCTTGTGAAGCAATTTCTATAATATTAGGTAAAATATCATTATCAGACTCTTTTTCATTTCCAGATAAAAGTATATTAGTTGCTCTTTGAGACTCAGATGGCATCATATAGTTTTTGCTCATCATAACAAAATTATTGTATTCGTCAAAAAACATTGCCGTTTGTGTAGAGATTGCCAAATTCTGTAAAACCTCTGCAACGCTTATATCTGGCTCTACATGAAAAAATGGAATAATTAGTTCTGTTTCTCCCTCAATTCTTTTAAAAACATAATTAGAAAATCCTATAGAATCAAGAAGCATAGAAACTGCTGAACTTAAAGAAACCTTTGTCATTAGTGTTTGTGGAGCGGTTATATTTTCAAAATAAAAAAACATATCTCTAAGTTGTAAAGAAACGGTTTGTTCCGTATTATTTATTTGTGGAAATCCATCTGAGTATAAAGTTTTTATTGGAACAAAATAGTCCCATCCATTTACATTAAATACAATGTCATAAAACTTAAACTGAATATGCTTATCAATTAAATTTTTAATTATGCTATTGTCATTATTATAGTTAAAGGCATCATCATAATCAAAAATATTAACTGATCCAGTAGAAGCCAATAATTGTCCTACTGGCATTCCACTAACTCCTAAGTCAGATGCATTTTTTTGAATAGAAAAATCAAGAACTTTATCTGATAGGTCCGCACATAGTCGTGGAGATATCTCTATCAAATCAAAGGTAGCGTTAGGCTTATTCATTGTGTCAACAATAACTCTTATTCCTTTTATTTTTTCAAACTCTCTAAACTTATATACGTTATTTGTTGTAGTAAATTTTGATGGATTAGTCATATCGGTAACAAAATTTGTTAATCTATCAACTTCAAATTCTTCTAAATACCAGCCGTAGTCTGGTGTAAATGTTCTATAGTCTTCAATTTCATCAATCCAAATATGAAATGTTCCAATATCATTTTCATTTTCAACAATCAAATAGGAGTATCCATTAATAGATTTTTCTGGAAGCAAAGTTTCAGAAGAATATTTTTCAGCAAATATAAAAATATCACGGTATTGTTTTGGTACTTTTAGGCCATAAGATAACTCTACATAACCGTCAGGTCCTATTATTGGTGTGCCATCGCTTTTTGTAGATGATTGTGTAAACGAAATTATTTCAGACCATGAATTATTTTTTAGTGCTTGTACCTTCCACCTTATAGGAGTTGACTTATTAGAATCTCCGTAAAATGGATCTGACATTGATTTAGATGCTGAAGAAAAAGTTCCAAGATCTTTACTTCCTACATGCGTTTGCATTTTTATAATAATTCTATTTGCAGAAACCTCTTCATTATAAACAATAAAGGGGGCCGTATCTTCGATTGCATTCTCTCCATTTTTTGCAATAGAAATACCGTACTCTAGGCCACTCTCTGTTCTAAATGATGTCCAGTATTTAAAATAATCTTTTTTGTCTGGCATGTAATATCTAGGTCTATTTGCCATATTTATATTTGGGTGATGTAAATAGTTTCCTGGAAGAAATCTTGCTTTATTTATTCCAGATCTTGGCCTAAACATTTTAAAGCAGTCTTCTAAAGAATAAAGCATTTGTAGTTTTTCTTTTTTTTGTTTTAGTGTTACTGGCAAACCATTATCATCATATCCTCCATCTATTACAATATCGGAATCTGTAGCGTTAAAATAAAATGGTATAGAGGTATCTTTATTTTCTGAGGGGTCAAACGTACCTGGTATTAGTTTATAAACTGAATCTGACTGAGTTGGTCTATATCTATAGTTACCTATCTTAAAAATATTAGTAGGAGAATTTAAATTCCACTCTGCTATTACTGCAGTTTTAGTTTTAACAACAGAAGCAGTTTCTAAATGTTTTTTAAGATCTTCATTTTCAAACATTATGCCTCTTCCAAACTAATTGATATATTCCAAAAGTCAAAATTATTTCCTCTTGTGTTTACTGTATAGGAAAAGTCTGAGAAAAATACTTCAACTAATTGATTATATTGAGGAAGATGTGCATACGAACTATCGTCTTTTCCAAATACAGAATATTTATCATATGCTAAATAACACCAAAACGAACCCTGATGCTTTTCATACCAGTCTAAAAGTTCAACACCGCCAGCA